GAGAAAGAAGAGGCTCCAATTTTAGAAGAAAAAAAACAAAAAGATTATATTAAAAACAAATTAACACAGATAAAAGTAAAACAAGAGTTACAAAATTTATCAGAAACAAGTCGTCAGTTGGAAAGAGCGAATAGACTTTTATCTGAAGGAGCACAATTTGTAGGTAAAACAAATTTAGATAATTTAATTTTTAATAAAAAAGGTAAACAAATTAAAATAGACACAAGAGGAAATATTATATGAATTTAATTTATATAAATGAGTTAGGACCAAACTTTAGAGGAGACAATATCTATGAATTTATTTTTTCAGACGTTGATGACTCGTATGGTGAAGATTGGGATATTGAACCGGCAGCTGGCCGACCACAACCACCAAAAATTGAATTTATCAAAAAAGTTGGTATTTTAAAAAACTCAGACATAGAATTAGAATTAGTTCAAAATTCAGACTTTTTTTGTGTTTATGATGCTGTTGATGGCGTTATTTCATTAGGATGGGAAAAATCGGATTCAGATGAAATAATTGTATATAAAAAGAAACGATTAGTTTTTCAATACGGAGAAAGTATTGAAAATGTTGAAAGTAAATTATACGAAAGAGATGTCGTATTAAATTGGGAAAAAAATTTGATGCTAAATGAAACACATGAATTATAAACTTCAAAAATTACTTCATGAAGGGTTTTCTATTAAAACATTAGAAAATCTATCAGAAAAACAATTATCTTCTTTATACCGTAGAATTATGGAGCAAGAAGGGACACTTAATGTTAAAAAAGGTTCCCCTGAAGAGGCTAAGGCCAAATCTGCCGGTAAATCATTTGTTACTTATGAAGAAGAACTTGAAGAAGATGACTTCGCATTAAATAGAATGGCAGGAAACGACCCATATGAAACGGGTGATAATTATTCTGGACCTGGTTCAGATGATGGATTTGGTGATGAATATGACGGAATGTCGATTGAAGGAGAACTTGAAGAAAAAGCGGTCTCTAGACAACAACAAAAAATTATGGGGTTGGCTCTTTCTGTTAAAAAAGGAGATACTCCAAAATCCAAGGTTTCTAAAAAAGTTCAAAATATGGCAAAAGAAATGTCTAAAAAAGAATTAGAAGATTTTGCATCCACAAAACACAAAGGTCTACCAAAAAGAGTTGAAGAGGATGATGTAAAAAAATTAGAAGAAAGTATTTTATCAATAGTACAAAAACATATACCAACTCACTTTACAAAAGGAGAACTTTTAAGAAATTTTAGAAGTAGAATTTAAAAATGAATGTCGCTTTCAAAAGAACAAATATTATTAGAATATGCTAAATGTGTAAACGACACACCTTACGCACTAAAAACATATTTGCAAACTTACGACAACACACAATCAAAATACGTACCGCTAGAACTATTTAATGACCAAGTCACTTTGGTAAAAGATTACGATACTGCTGAAGAAAATATAGCACTTAAATATCGTCAAGCGGGTGTATCGACCGTAACATCTGCATGGGCATCAAAAAGATTAGTTTTTGCAAAAAAATCAAAACCTGAAAAAATTCTAATTATTGCAAACAAACTTGATACTGCTGTTGAGATGGCAAACAAAGTACGTTCATTTGTTGAACAATGGCCAAATTGGTTAGGTGTTGGATTTTCTTCTGAAAAAAATGCAGCAAGACATTTTAAATTAACAAACGGTTGTGAAGTTAAAGCCGTTGCAACTTCAAAAGATGCACTTCGTGGGTATACACCAACTATTCTTATTTTTGATGAGGCGGCATACATTGATGCTGATGAAGATTTTTGGTCAGCGTGTATGGCATCCCTTTCAACGGGTGGTAAAGTAATTGTTATTTCAACACCCAACGGATTCGACCCAATTTACTACTCAATTTATACTCAGGCAGTAAAAGGAATGAATGACTTTAAAATTACTGAGATGTTTTGGTTTAGAGACCCTAGATACTCCAAAGACTTAAAACTAATCAAGTGTGATGATATAATACATTACATGTTAAATAGAGCTGACTATAAGGATGATGAAATAACCATCGATTATTCAAATATAAAAGTATCGGATAGAGACTTTGAAGATATTAAACAAAAAATTGAAAACGGGTACAAGGCATATTCATCGTGGTTTGAATCGATGTCAAAAAAATTAAAATTTGATAAACGTAAAATATCACAAGAGTTAGAATGTAACTTTTTAGGGTCAGGGGATAATGTCATTCCCCCTGAAACTATGAAAAAAATAAAAGAAAACCATATTAAAGAACCTGAAAACAAATTTATGGGTGGAGTTCTTTGGCAATGGAAAGAACCGATTGTTGGTCATAGATATATTATGGGAATGGACGTTTCAAGAGGTGACAGTGAAGATTTTACAACTTTTATTATAATTGATTTTGATGAAAGAGAACAAGTCTTAGAATATATTGCAAAAGTTCCACCTGATATTGTGGCGGAAATAGCATATAAATGGGCAATAATGTATAACGCATTTATTGTAACCGACATTACAGGTGGTATGGGGGTTGCAACTTCTAGAAAACTTCAAGAACTTGGATATAAAAATTTGTATGTTGATGGTGTTAATCCTGCAGACAAATGGAAATGGGACCCGAAACAAGAAGATAAAATACCAGGAATAAATTTTAACTCAAAAAGAGTTTTAATTGTTCAAGCGTTCGAAGAGGCGTTGAGGTTTGGGTTCGGAGTTAGGTCCCAAAGACTTTTTAATGAACTTAATACTTTTGTTTATGTAAACGGAAGACCTGACCACCAAAAAGGTCAACACGACGATTTAATTATGGCAATGGCCATGGCTATTTATGTTGGGGAGTCATCTTTTTCTAAATTGGAGAAAGCGACAGAACAAGCAAAAGCGATGATTGAATCTTGGACAACAGACAAAACTATGTTTAAAGATTCGTCACAAAATTTTAATCCATCAATTCCGGTTCAAAATGATATGTATAGTAATAGAGCATATACTGGACCAACTAAAAGTGACTATGAAAATTATTCTTGGTTATTTGGAGGAAGAAGAGTTTAGAATATTATAAAATGAACTATTTTAAAAAATAAAATGGCAGAAGAAAAATATACAGTTTGGCAAAGATTAGGTAGAGTTTTTGGACCTAATTCAACAATTGACCAGCAATCACCTGTTTTTAAATTCGATAAAAAAGAATTATTAAAAACACCAAACAAACAAGAATTTGAAAAAGAAAAACTTCAAGCTCAACAGACCATGTATATTGGTCAGCAATGGCAAAAAGTAGAAAGTAATCTTTATCAACAGGCGGTTTATTATGAACCAACAAGAATGGCATCATATTATGATTATGAATCCATGGAATATACCCCCGAAATTTCAGCAGCATTAGACATTTATGCTGAAGAGTCGACAACACCCGACAAAGATGGACACATTTTACAAATCTATTCTGAATCAAAAAGAATTAAATCAGTTTTAACCGATTTATTTAATAACAAATTGGATATAAATACAAACTTACCAATGTGGATTAGAAACACTTGTAAGTTTGGTGATAATTTTGTTTATTTAAAATTAGACCCCGAAAGAGGAGTTGTGGGTTGTCAACAATTACCCAACATCCAAATAGAAAGATTAGAAAAAGGAATGAAATTCCAACCTGAAAAATATTCAGCAGAAATTGAAAATGACGCTCTTAAATTCACATGGAAAGAAAAAAACATGGAATTTAACACATGGGAGATAGGTCACTTTAGAATATTAGGTGATGATAGAAAATTACCATATGGTACATCAATGTTAGAAAAGGCTCGTCGTATTTGGAAACAATTACTATTATCTGAAGACGCGATGTTAATTTACCGTGTATCGAGAGCACCTGAAAGACGGGTGTTTAAAGTATTTGTGGGTAATATGGATGACAAAGATGTGGATGCTTACGTACAAAGAGTTGCTAATAAATTCAAAAGAGACCAAATTGTAGACCAAAAAACAGGAAATGTTGACATGAGATTTAATCAAATGGCAGTAGACCAAGATTATTTTATCCCTGTTAGAGACCCAGCAGCAACTAATCCTATTGAAACATTAGATGGGGCTAAAAACTTAGCAGAAATCGCGGATATTGAATATATCCAAAAGAAACTTGTTACAGCATTAAGAATCCCTAAAGCGTATTTAGGATTTGAAGAGGCAGTCGGTGATGGTAAAAATTTATCACTATTAGATATTAGATTTGCTAGAACAATTAATAGGATTCAAAAATCTATGATTGCAGAACTAAATAAAATTGCAATCATTCATTTGTTTCTTTTAGGGTTCGAAGATGAATTAACCAATTTCACACTTGGATTAACCAACCCATCTAAACAATCTGATTTATTAGGTATAGAATTATGGAAAGAAAAAATAACATTATTTAAAGATGCGGTCGCACCAATTCAAGATAGTGTTGCCCCTGTATCAGCATCATGGGCCAAAAAACATATTCTTGGATTTTCTGATGATGAAATTAGACTTGATTTACAACAACAAAGAATTGAAAGAGCTGTATCTGCAGAACTTGGTAAAACGGCAGAAGTTATTACTAAAACAGGTTTATTTGATACCCTTGATTCACTTTATGGTAAAAAAGATGAAGCCGCTGCAGGTGGAGCACCTGCCGAAGGTGGGGCACCTGAAGGTGGAGGAATGCCACCTGAAGAAGGAGGAGCACCTCCTGAAGCTGGAGGTGGAGCACCACCACCACCACCCGCAGAAGGTGGAGCAGTAACTCCTGAAAATTTTAACAGAAATGATTTAAATTTAATTTTGGAAAACACACTTTTTGATAGAGATAATACCTTAGATTTATCAAAAGGTAGATTATCTATCAATGAAATTGATGACAAAATAAATAAATTATTAAACAAGTAAGTATTTATCTAAAAAAATAGATATGGCAACTTTTGGTGAAATAAAAACTAAAATAGACGAAACTTTCATTAACTTATATGGTAAGGATGAGTTTAAATTTTTCAGCAATCAATTCAAAAAGATTGTTTTGGAAAATAAAGACATTGCGGAACTTTATTATATCTATAATGATTTGACAGAAAATAAAGGTATATCAGTAGACTTAGTTAATGACTATATTAATGAGTCTGTAGAGTACTCACAAATTTTGGTTGAAAATAATAATAAAGAATTAAGTAGAATTAATTCATGGATTAATAGAATCAATTTACATGGGGATGTAAAAAATATTTACGAAACAATTGATAGTGTGATTTATAACAATTCTATTAAAAATCTTGAAAATATTTTAGAATCAAAAAAACAAATATCTAAAACTTTATCTACACCTAAAAAAGAAGTAACCATCAAAGAATCCATCAACTTACCTTTAGAGACTATGTTGAAAGTTGCAAACTCAAAACTTAATGATGAAATTACTAATTTGTCAGAAAGTGAAAAAAATGATATTAAAGAAATAGTTTCTCTATCTAAAACTGAGTTAGAAAATAGAATGGAAAACTTAAAGGAATGTATTATTGAAAACTTAAAAGTAAAAATAAACGAGTCTACTGAAAGTGATTTAAAAAATACAATTGAAAAAACTGTAACCAAAATACAAAACTCACCTGTTGATTTTTACAATTACTATAAGTTAAGACAACTCCAAGAAGGTTTATAATGAAATTTTTTAAAAACATGATGGAGGGAGCCAATGGTGGTATATCCTCTAAAAGATTTATTGGTCTATTGTGTACTTTTTCTTTAATAATATCTTTATTTGTTTCTTTATTTAGTTGTGGAAGATATGAGGCTCCTGAAATTTTAATAGAAACAATTGGATTATTAGCGTTTGGAACTTTAGGATTGACATCCGTGGATTTCTTTACCAACAAAAAAAAGGATAATAAAAATCAAGAAGAAAGTTGATTTTTAATTTTTTGTATATAAACCGCCTTTATTCTTTTCTTTCTCGATTTAACAGACTTTTTCTCAAACTCTTGTCTGTCTCTTAAATGTTCAAGTTGTTTTGTTTTGTATATCTTGAGTTTATATTGTTTTAATGCTTGCTCAATATTATTTTTTTTAACTTCGATAATAATCATATTTTTTCCTTTTTTTAATATAAATATATTAATTTTTTTATCTTTTGACAAATTCTTTTGTAATTGTTATAATTAGAAAAAATAAACCTCTTACATATGAAAAATGAAGAAAGGAAAAACATCAAAATTAAACATTTTTGATGATGCAAAATGTCAGTATGGAACAGTCGATTCCAAAAATTTCAAATCAATTTATTTAATTTTACAAACATGGGTCGAACCAAAAGATGATTACAGTAATTGGACATCAATTACAGGTAGTATAAAAAGACAAATTCTACACACACTATTAGAAGTTGTTGACCACAAAATTTTTGAAAAGAAGTGTATAGTTGACTTAGATTTAAGAACAAGTGGATTACAAAAAAACAAAAAAAGTTTTTTGAATTTAGAAATTACATTGTTTATTCACAACCAATCATACGATTTCAAATCAATTCTTTTAAGGTCTAAAATAAAAAATATTTTCCAATCAATATATGTGGATGACTTAAAAAATTCACTTTATTTCACATTAAGTAAAACTAAATCAGCACAAATAGAAGAAATATAATATTTATCAATAAAAATATTATGAAAATTTTAGGACCAAAAGACACGGGTAAAGGGATTCTAGTTGAATGGGATGCTGGTATTATAAATCCAAATGAACCAAGAAACCAAAATTTAATTAGAGAATCTTATGGTCAGTTAGACCATTCTAAACCGTTTGTTTTTTATGCAACACTTCAAAAATGGGGAGTTCCAAATAGAAACGGTAGAGTATATCCTGAAAAAATATTAAAAAGAGAAGCTGAAAAATATCAAGATGTTATTAAAAAAGGAATGTCAATTTCTGAATTAAACCACCCTGAATCTTCTTTAGTAGATTTAGATAGGGTTTCTCATATTATAACTGAAACATGGTGGGAAGGAAATGTATTGATGGGGAAAATTAAATTATTAACAAGTCCCGGTTTTCACGAAAGAGGAATTGTAACATCTAAGGGTGATGTTGCTGCGAATCTTATGAGACAAGGAGTCACTATGGGAGTATCTTCTCGTGGGGTCGGGTCTTTAGTAAAAAAAGGAGACCAAAATGAGGTACAGGAGGATTTTGAATTAATTTGTTTTGACCTTGTATCATCACCATCTACACCAGGAGCTTATCTTTATTTGAACGCTGAAGATAGACCAAGATATGAAGAAAAATTGGCAGAACATGATAATACTTCAGTTAGTGGTGGTGGATTAGAAAAATCTGTTGACTTAATGAAAAGATTGTCCGATTATTTAGGAAAGTAAAAAAATTAAATTATGGACGAAAAGTATTTTGTAGCAAAAATCACAACTGATATGGTTGATGACAACACAGGTAAAATTAAAAAAATGAGAGAAGAAAAATTGGTTAAAGGTTTTTCACCAACAGACGTTGAAGCTAAAGTAACTAAAGCTTATGAAAGTTACTCAATGGATTGGAGAATCACTGCAATTGTTGAAAGTAAAATTGACGAGGTTATTGAATAAGAAAATTCTTAACATTTTTATAAAGGTCCCCAAAAGGGACCTTTTTTATTTTTTAACGGTTTTTCATATAAAAAACAAACTTTTTGGAATATAGATATATTTATTATAAAAATAAACGCAAAATTATATGCTTTTTTAAATGAGTAACAGAAAATCAGAATCGTTAGTAGAGGAGGCTTTATTACAAATGAAGACCATCGAAGAGGCGATTAGTGAAAATGCAAAAGGAATACTTGCTTCAACCATGAAACAAGAAATCGGCGAATTAGTAAGGGAATCTATAATGGGTTCTAAAAAATCCTTAAAAGAACAGGCACAAGGTGGTGAACAACCACAACCACAAGGTTCAGAAGAAGAAGGAGAAGAAGTAGAAGTATCGGGTGAAGAGGAAGTGGAAGCACTACCAGCACCAAGTACTGATAATGGTATGGAAGGAGCTCCTGAAGGTCCAACTGAAGAACTACCTCCACTTGATATGACAAAATCACCAATGTCCGACGTTATGAAAGTTTTCAAAGCGATGGGAGATGAGGACGGTTTTATCATTCAAAAAGATGGAAACTATGTTCACTTGAAAGACGGTAAAGCAAATACCGAATATCTAATCAGTATGGAAGTTGACGAACCTGAAATGCCAGCAGAACAACCTGTCGAAAACATGGCTGAAAATACAACATATGAGTTGGTTTTTGAAGACGATTCGATGGCGAATGAAATGGACTATAACGAAGACATGGGCATGGATGAAATGTATATGGATGAAATGGACTATAACGAAGATATGGGTATGGATGAAATGTATATGGATGAAATGGACTATAACGAAGGTATGGGTCATATGAACATGGATGAAATGTATATGGATGAAATGGACTATAACGAAGATATGGGCATGGATGAAGAAGTTTATGAAATCGACCAAGAATCACTTGAAAATGTTGTTGAGGCGTTTAAAGCGAAAGGTAAAATTGGAAAACTTAAAACCAATATTTATCCTTCAAAATTGAAACACGGTGTTACTGAAACAGACGAAGATGAAATTTCAGACGGATGGATGGACGAAGAGGAAGATGATGACGTTGAAGCAACTGAAGCCGCTAGAACTTATGGAAATGGTTCTAAAAAAGGTAGAGGTTTAAGAAAGGGAATCACACCAAACAGAAATTTAACGTTTGAATCTCGTGAATTGGAATCTTTAAGAGAAAAAAATGAAGAGTATAGAAAAGCATTAGACTTTTTTAGAAATAAATTAAATGAAGTTGCAATTTTCAATTCTAATTTGGCTTACGCTACTAGATTGTTTACAGAACACTCAACAACAAAACAAGAAAAAATCAACATCTTAAGAAGATTTGACACTGTTGAATCTTTGAAAGAATCAAAATCACTTTACAGAACAATCAAAGAAGAAATTGGTGAATCACCAAACTCTATGATGAACGAATCTATTGCACAAAAAGTTGTTAAAACTCCAAGTAATGGTTCATCATCAAACTTGATTGAATCTAAAGCTTACGAAAATCCTCAATTTATGAGAATGAAGGATTTAATGAACAAAATAAAATAAAAAATAAAAATAAACTCTAAAAAAAATTAAAAAAATGGGAGCATTATTAGAATCAGGTCTTGTTGGTAACATCGGGTTAAAACACCTTAAAGTTATCAAAGAAGATACAATTAACAAATGGGATAGATTAGGATTCCTAGACGGTCTTAAAGGACACATCAAAGAGAACATGGCACAGTTATATGAAAACCAAGCGTCTCACCTAATTAACGAAGCTGCGTCTTCAGATAGTTCAGGTTCTTTCGAAACTGTAGTTTTCCCTATCGTTAGACGTGTATTCTCTAAATTATTGGCTAATGATTTAGTATCGGTACAAGCAATGAACTTACCTATCGGTAAATTGTTCTACTTTATCCCTAAAATCCAAGGATATTCTGGTGGTACTTTTTTAGATGCTACTCAAGCAGGTCGTTCAGGAGAACACTATGCGCCAATTGGTTCACCTGGTAATTATCCTGGAACTGCCGGAGCAAATGATGGTTATACTGTAACTAATGGACAATACAACCCATCTTACACAAGAAACCTTTATGATTTGTATTATGAAGGTGCTGAAGCCGGATTGAACCCTCCTGGATTATTTGATTACTCAAAAGGTCAATGGACAGCAATCACAGGAAATGTACAAACAGTAGTATGGTCAAGTGGTAATTTAGTTCCACAAGCATATACTGCTGGTGAATATAGAAAAATTATCGTAGCGATGTCAGGGTTTTCTTCAACAGGTGCTGGAAAACTTATCGGACCTGATGGTCAAGAAATGGACACTGAGGCATTTTTATCTGATTTAAAAGTATTTACTACAAATGCAACAGTTGCTACACAATTAGGAACAAATACATTTTCTCCATTGTTATTTAGAGTTGTTACTCAACAATACGGAAAATCAATTGCATCTTACGGTTCACAAACTTCAACTACTTGGCCTTCAACAGGTGGAGGTTCTTATGACAATATTTGTTCTCAAACAGGTGTTATCTATTTAGAAGTTGACGCACAGACACCTGTATGTGTTACTTGTAGTAACGCATCAACTATCGACGGATACTCAGGAGCAACAATTACAACGGCAGCTTGGTCAGGTACGCCTCTTCAGTATTCATTCAAAAGATACCAAGAATTGGAATTTGAAGACAAAATTGGTGAGGTTTCTTTTGACCTTGAGTCAGTAACTGTATCTGTTACAGAAAGAAAACTAAGAGCTCAATGGTCTCCTGAATTAGCACAAGACGTTTCTGCATTCCATAACATTGATGCTGAAGCTGAATTAACAGCTTTATTATCTGAGCAAGTGGCAGCAGAAATTGACCGTGAAATTTTACGTGACTTACGTAAAGGTGCGGCTTGGAACTTACGTTGGGATTACAACGGATGGAGAAGATTATCTAACACAACTTCTTACACTCAAAAAGACTGGAACCAAACTTTGATTACAGCAATCAACCAATTGTCCGCACAAATCCACAAATCTACTTTGAGAGGTGGAGCGAACTGGATTGTTGTTTCTTCTGAGGTTTCTGCAATCTTTGATGACTTAGAATACTTCCACGTATCTAACGCATCTCCTGAGCAAGACCAATACAACATGGGTATTGAAAGAGTTGGTACATTAGCAGGTCGTTACCAAGTATACCGTGACCCTTACTTCCCAGCAAACCAAGTTTTGATTGGACATAAAGGAACATCATTGTTAGATACTGGTTACGTTTACGCACCATATGTACCTCTACAATTAACACCTACAATGTACAACCCATTCAACTTTACACCTATCAAAGGTATTATGACAAGATACGCTAAGAAAATGGTTAATAACCGTTTCTACGGACGTATCACAGTTGATGGAGTTCGTTCATTCGACTTAAATGAATTGAGATAATCAATTTAAAGGTTAATACAAGAAAAAGGTCAGATTTATCTGACCTTTTTTTATTAAAGAAATATTTATTAATATGATTGAAAAAATTATAAACAAAGTACTCAATGAAATAACATCTAGTCGATATGCTGGTTATTATAATGGACCACTTACAATGGGTGAAATGGATTGGGATGAAAGCGAGGTTAGTCCATACAATAAAAAAGTATCTAAATATCACAATGCCGACTTAGAATATGATAGTTACGACGGTTATATGGAGTCAAATAAAAATAAAGTTAAAAGATTAGAACAAAAATCAAAAAAAATAAGTAAATATAATAAAACACATAGACATACTAGCGATGAAGAAGGTGGACCAATTAACCCCACACCCGGTAGAAATAAAAAAATTGTACCGATTAAAGAATGGGTAGAATTAGATAAAATTACACTTAATGAAGATTTAGCCGTATGGTTTGGTAAAAAGAAAAAACCAAAAGGTTCATCTCAACCAAAAGGACCATGGGTAAATATTTGTAGAAAAGTTGACGGTAAACATCCCCCTTGTGGTAGACCTGATACAAATAAAGGTGCGTATCCAAAATGTAGAGCTGCTGGAGTTGCAGGTAAAATGAGTGATTCAGAAAAAAGAGCGGCTTGTCAACAAAAAAGAAAGGCGGAGTCCAAAGACACACAAACAGGTAAAGGTCAAAAACCTATTATGACTACATATAAACCAAAAAAGAAAAGGACCCAAAATGAGTCCTTAAATATTATTATTAATCGTATATTGAATAATATTTAACAATAAGGTGGTGAACACCTTTTTTTACCGTCTAACCCTTTTACTTTACCTTTACATACTTGTATTGCGTGGCCATTTGCGTAAGCTGAGGGGTACACGTCATACTTTGCCTTTGCAGATGCTTTACCACGGGCACATAATTTAGTTCCGGTTTTTTTTCTACCTTCTGACATCATCATATCTTCGTTGTCAAAATTCATAGACGTGTTCATATTGTCTTTTTTAGTTTCATTCATTAAAAAGTCAAATACTTGGTCCATGTTGTTTTTTGCTTCAGCAATATGGTCTTGAGCCCAATCGTGACCATTTTCTAAAATGTTTTCTATCATAGAATGGTCCATCTCTAACAACATATCACATTGTCTTCTCATTTGTTGTAAATTAGAAAAGAACATATATCTTGAAGAATTTTCTTCTTGTGTCTCTCTGATTACTTTTTTAATAATATAATCTAAATTTTTCATTTTTTTAAGAATTTAATCCGTTAAATCCACCAATAGTTACCATATTCAACTGAACAACAGTTCCTCCTGTTACATCACTATAATTAGGGTGTGGTGGTTTCACAACAACAACAGAACTCCCTGTTCCTCCTGTTGTACATATATATTCACATATTGTGACTTCGGTATTTGCGCTTGTAGTTGCCATTTTATTTTATAAATATACGTTTATTTTTTATTTACAATTTGAAACTGTAATTCTCTTTTATAAGTATCAACATTTCTATCACTTACAACTTTAATATCAACAAAATATTCATTTGGTATTTTATCTGTGGTGTCAAAGATAAAATAAAACCCGTCAGGTACTTCATTTACTCTTGTCCAATCTTGTACTTGAACTTCAGTACTTGCGCCCTCTCTTACATAAATTCTATAATACGCCTCTACTGTTGTTAGTGGTGTGTTTGTGGAATATGCTTGTTTTATTATTACGTTGACTTTTCTTATGTCAGTATTTAAGACTTTTTCGTTTTGTCTAATTCCGTTAAATTCAAAACCATATATTTTTGGTTGTTGAGTGACAGAACCTATTTGGAAGTTTCCATTTTTAGCCAATAATGCAAATTCTAAAGTCACGTTAGATATTGACGTAGAACTTACTGACAATCCTTTCCAAACATCATAATATAAACAAGGTGTTGTTGATGCTGTTAAATTGTTTATTGAGCACTTGTATACTCCTTTAGTTACTTGACAAGTGGATAATCCCGTAAATCCCGGTACGGCAACACCATTTAAATCAAATATGTCAACCGTTGGTAAATTGTCTAAATTAACAGCGTTTCCATTTTCATAGACATACAAATACAATTCATTATTATTACCTGAATAAAATTTGTTTCTATCATCAATAATTAAATCGTTATAATTGGTTTCTAAAAATGGTTCATAAAAAGTTTGAGTGTGAGGGGAGAAAAACCCTACTGAATAATTTTCAGTCAAACCACTAATATTTTCAACATCAGGATAAAATGCAATTCCCCATCCTGTAACACCAGTTAATGTACCATTTAAAATGTTATTTATTTCATTTGTCATGTTAAATTCAATATCTTCATTACCAAATTCAAAATGTTGTGTTGCTACGATTGTTAATGCCGAATAATTTAATCCCGATAATGAACCAGTTTTTGAGTTGGTATTATCATATATACCATTAACACTCCAACCACTTATCGTTGTTGTTTCAAACCAATTGGAAGGTCTTTGTGAATATGACCTATCATTTAAGTTTGTTACTTGATAATCGTAGTAATCATATCCAACACCGCTGTCCCAATTTTGAGGAACACCTGAGTTTCCTAAAGTTTTTGGTATTCTAAATAGTACTAAGTCAAAAGATGTTGCTCTTCTTCTTCCTTGTGATGTAGTTGAATTTAAAAGATTTTCATCAAAATATGACGTATTTGTCATTCTTAAAGTGTGGGTAAAGTTTGTTCCACATCCTGAAGTGATAATTTTATCTGAAATTCTTGACTGTAAATCTGTTAAATCTAAATCAAAAATATATCTACTAAATCCTGTTGGAGCATTCAAATTATCAACACGACCGTAGAACAACTCAACAATAGGGTTTCTACCTGTGTTGGTGTAACTATTTTGTATTAGAGTATTACTTTTATCGAAATATGACCTGTAAATTGACATTAAACTATTTTATATATAAATAGTTAGTTAATCCGAATATTACTGTTTAAAACTTTTTGATATGCTTCTAACATTTTTTTGGTCAATTCATCTATACTTGTGCCATCATACGAAACTCCTGATGGGGGTAATAACGGGTACGGGTGTACGTGACTAACTAAAAATCCAACAATTGATTCTAAAAGTTCTAACAATTCTTCCCCTCTAACCATCGATGAGGTTTTAGGTTCTATTTCGTCAAAAACTTGTTCAGGACTTATTCCCCCAACGGAACCAGATAAAGTAATTTTACCCTGTGAATTTTCTGAATCATGTGAAAGTAAATATAACTGAGACGCCCCAATTAACCCGACCGTATTATCTATTTCTTCAGTATCAATTGGTGTAAAAACTTCTCTTGATGGTAAAAATGGTAATTCAGGACTAACCTTTCTGTCTAACACCAACCCATAACCAGGACTAATATCTGTTGTAGTTATTAATACTTTTGATAATAACTGATTCATATTTGTAAAATCAGTTATATTGTTTTGGTCAGGTAGTGATTTTATAATATTTCTAATTCTTTTTGAAGGTCTATAATAAAAAGGAAATTGTAGTTCGTTACTTGAATTATTATTTGAACCTACATTAGCGTTAGTTGGTATATTTGATATTAAAATACTTGGATTATCTTTCAGTGCAACAACTTGGTCTGAAACAAACTTTGCAAAATCATCAATACCCAATGGTGAATCAATTTTTATTATTCTTACTTTAGATAAAGTTGTTCCTGTTATTTCAGTGTCCCACTCGAATTGGTTTGTTTTTGTTGCCTTAGATTCTCTATCAGGTAGTTGATAAATTGTAACATCCCCTTGAAAAACTTGTGGAGCACTTTCAGGGTTGTAAACATCATACTCTAAAAGATATTTTATTTGTTGTTCATTTCTTTGTAATCTAATATAAGACTTAGGTGTACCATATTTTAATTTATTTGTAAATTTTGATAATTGAACAAACGCCCTATTATCATCATAATCTGGTATTTCACCCGTTTTAAATGGTTTATGTTTTCCTGCTCTTAATAATAAATCATTATTTTTTATTATCATATCAGAAGTTCCTCTACCTCTAATTGATATATCTTCAGGTTCAGGAAATACACCAGCATTATTATTATTAGGGTAATTTTTAGAGTATGGGTCTTTGATATTTGGTAAACTCGCTCTTGAGTTAGAATTACCCATATCAGTATGGGTTCTTGAGGACCTATAGTCTTCTTTAAAAATTGTGGTTGGTGATGAGTATGGTCCGACTAAATAAAATCTATTTCTACCTTTAGTTAGTTTATTATTAAAGTAAATAATCATAACTGTCTCATCTACTTTTGGAACTTGATTAACAAAATAAGGTAAAAAAGGTAAAAATATAAAAGGGTCTTTTTCACCCCAAGGACCATTCAACGTATTTTTACTGTTTTCGTCAAACCCTTGCTTTGCACCTTCCATTGCTTGAATATTTTCTTGTATAGGTTTACATCGTATTCTTCCAAGCATTAATGGGTCTTGATTGTCAACACAGACACCAAAAAATATTATTTGACTATCCTGTAAAGGTTCGTTTTCAGGCATTATATATTATTTGTTCTTTTGTTTATTTCTTCTAAAATTTTGTTATAACTATCTTCGGTGGTGTCCAAATGATGTGTTAATTTGAGTATTAAATCCTTGGTTTTTTCAAAATCTTGATATAAGAATCCCAAAACCTCAATTAATTCTTTGTTGGGTCTTTTTTTATACTCAGATAAAACTTCCAAAACTTTTTCGGGTGATATTTTAATATGATTTTCCAACTCCTTTTGATGGTAATGTAATGCCGGCTGGGGTTATAGTCAATGGTGGAATAAAAACTTCCGTTTTTCCGTTTTCTGCTTGTTCTTGATTCATACCCTTGACCATTGACATCATAGACATATTCATAAGGTTAGGTCCACCATCGGGGGCCGCTCCTGTGGGTAATCCTTGTTTTTGTAAGTTTTCAATTACATTAGAAAATGCTCTTGTATCAGAAACCCCACCTAATAGTGATGACCCTGCCAATATAAACTGAGGTAGTCCTAAACTTAATTGTGAAAGACCTAAATTTAAAAGTTTCAATATTTCGTCTATAACACTTTTACAATTTCTAAAATCCACAACGGCCTGACCAACGACTAATAAAATGTATACTATTGATGCATACATACTAATTTGTTTATTTTTTGCTTCCTTAACAACCTCCAATAAAATTGTTTCGACCAGCGTTTTAATTTGTTTTTTTAGTATATTGAATAATTCCTCAACAAAAATAGCTGTAATTTTTTTCATAAAATTTAAAATAAACTTTTTGAAAGTTTTCATGAAGTTTGTTAAATCATCAAACAAGTCGTCTAATTTTTCTGATATTTCATTTTTTATCGCTTTAACCATTATTAAAAAACCTAACATAACTTTAGGTGATAATATTGTTTTTAAAATCATTCTTGGAAGACCTAAGATGATATTACTTTGAAGTGATGCTAATAAGTTTAAATCTAAACCAAGACCCGGAATTAAAGATTTCCATTTTGGGTCATTTGCAATATCTTCTAATGACTTTTCAAATTTTTCTATTTTAGAATTATTTGAGTTTTCATTAATAATTTCATCTTGAGATTTTCTATCGGCTAAAACATCTATTGGTAGTTTAATTCCTCCACAATCTTCAAACTCAACAACCCCATCAACAGTATTATTAACTTTTTGTTCAATAACCATTAATTCTTGGTTTGTAACATCGAAAAAAGAATCGTCAATTTCATCTATGTCACTAAGTTTTGATGTTCCTGCAACATCAATTTTTTTGTTTGGGTCTTCACAAATCCCCATTATTCTTTTTAAAACGGTCATGAATTTGCTCTGCTCTTTTAATTCATCACTACTTAAACCGGCAGAAAAATCAAAAGAACCTGTAAGTAAATTTTTTAAGTTTACTGATAAATTATCAAAAGGCATAATGTCTATACTACTATAATAATCTTGTAAAAAATCAGTAACTGACGTTCTATTATTGGCTTGATTATTTAAGGTTACTTTGAAAAAATCACCAGTAACTTGTAAGTTGTTTGGACCTAAATAATTTTGTACGTATTGTATATCAAAAATTTGTGATTGTGATGCTCCTTGATATGTTTGACCATTACCTCCCGTATTATCTTGTAAAAAGGATTGTGATGGGTTTTGTAATCTTTTATAAAGTTGTTGATTCATTGCATATGGAAACGAACCATTATTTGTAGTATTTTTTTCGTATTGATATTTGAAATCTTCGTCATCAGGTGAATTTTTTAATATTTTAAATAAATCCACTTGATTAACTTTTATATAAATTGGTTGGTTAGCGACACTACCATATGATTGTTCTTCAGAACACCCAATCGTTGAAACTATTTCACTTACTAATGTTTCTTGTATTTTTGATTTTGTGTTTGTTGCTGCTTGTAAAAAAACGTTAGTTAAAAGTTTTAAAGATGACCCACCACCACTTGGTAAAGTCTCTTTGAATAACTCTAAAAGTTGTTCTAACTGACTTTTTATTTCATTTTTTATTTGATTTTTTTTGTCTTGACCACCTTTTTTTAAATCATTGATTGATTTTTGAACTTCGCTTTTTTTCTTATCGGTACTGGCCTTTGTTTTTTCTTTTTGTTGTTTTTTGTCGTCTTCCTTACTTTGTTTTACAGTTTGGTAAGCACTAATTTTACTTTTAGCTTGTGAATAACCTTGATTGATGTCTAAATTTGCCATTATTTTTCAAGTGTAAAATTATTGTCGTTATTTTGACTAATGTCTTTTTGAATTAAACTTTGAAGAACCGTTTCATCCATATCAGACAATGAAAAATTTTCTTCTTTAGAACTGTTAGATTTTTCCCAAATTGTAGATTGAAGTTTGGAAAGACTCAACTTCTTTTCAATAGTGTCGTTGATAATTTTTTGTTGTTCTTTTATAACGGGACCAATAACAGTCATATCTTCAGCATCTTTAAGAAGTCCTAACATTTTATTTTGAATCCTAATGGCCGTTGACCTTTGTTCAACTAATTCGTTGTATATCTCTTGCATTAAACCTAATACTGAATCTTTGTTTAATGCGATTTCTTTTTTTCTCTTTCTATCCATACTCAATAAATAGATAAATTTTAATTATTATTTATTCTTCTAATAGTATTCAAATAAAGAATTTTATATTTTTTTAGATATGTTCTTATTTCTTTTGTTGATAAATTTGTCATTTCTCGAAGCGAAAGTAAAACTATATTTTTATTAAACTTATTGTTGTCATTTCCAATAAAAATATTACCATAATTTTCAAATAATTCAATCAAGGCGTTTCCAAGTTTAAATTCTCCATCTGCCATTGATGTATTTTTAACGTGGTCTTTTAAGTCTTTTAAAAATATATCTATTATTTTTTCAGCATCAATTTTTTCAAACTCTAAATAATAAACCATGTCAGGTCTGTTCTCCAATGCTTGTGAAATATCTTCATAAGACACTTTTCTATTTGTTTCTTTTTGGTCTTTTTGTATTTGACCCATTAAATAGTTCTTACAAATAGTACCAAAGTAAGAATACGCTTTTTTGTTTTTGGCTGGTTTAAATTTATCAACCTTTGTCATTAAAAAAGAATGTGTATCAGTATGTAAATCTCGATACTCCATATCTTTTCTATAAAGTTTGTAGCGTCTTATGATTGATTCAATCATCTTATCTAACGGTTCTTTAAGAAATTTATTATAAATCTCTTCTTTTTCTATTTGAGTTTCGGCGGTGATATAATCTTTCACCGCCTCTTCCTCTCTCACATCAAAATAATTTTTACTTTTTTTTTCTGTCTTTTTCTTTTCGTCTAAATGTTCAGGGTTTGACTCCTCTAAAAACATTATACATTTTGCGGTTCGTATTTTATGTTCCTATCAGTTGTAAAAAAATGTTCTTTTTTTGCTGATTCAATCCAAAAAGAAACCTCATCATCTGTAATCTTACTTTCCCCATTTTTATAATTCCAAAATATAGAACCCGGTCTTAAATTCATGTGTTTATAACCAATTCTTGGAATTGTCATAATTTTAACAGAATTGTAAGTTAATCTTAATAAGAACTCATATACAAAAGTTAATTTCATACTTGATTTAAACCCTCCGTTTTCTTCATAAACTGACTTTTTAATAACAATTCCACTTGATTGAAAATTTTGATAATTTAAAAGTGTGTCATTATTTAAGTAACCAATTTCTGAGTTCATACTTACTGCGAATGTGGCTTCATTAGTAAACCCAACAAAAACTCCTTTTTCGTCAGTATCAACAACAATAGGTAAAAATGCATCAACTTCAGAATATGATTTACTATATCTATCAAAATTTTTAAACCAAATTGTAGAATATTCATCATCAAATTCTAAAATAGAAATCCAAGTACTTTTGGCATGTTTTACACCAATATTTACTTGAGAACAAAAATCAAATTCATTTTGATTTTCTACCATAGTAACTGTTAGACCACTAAAGTCGTAATTATCTAATTTATTTTTTAATAACTCTTCACCTGAATGAACAATTACTAATTCATTAATAGGTTTGGTTTGTGTTTGAATCGATGTAATTGCTCTGTTGAATAAATCTTCGAACATGATATTATTTGCCGAATCAATTGGTAGAATTACCGATACATCTAATTTTTCTAAGTTTTCCATAATATTATTTTTCTTCAGTTATTTTTAATTTTTCTAATTGTTGACTAAACATTTCTTTTCTCACGTTGAAATAATCAACAAACAAAGATTCAATTTTATTATCAAATGATTCTTTATTTTGATATTTTTCACCCGTTTCAGACATTTTAGTATACAACTCTTCGTTGATGTTGTCTTCTAACCAATTTTGTGCAAAATTTGCTAAAACGTCTATAATTTCGTTAAAAGAATATGTCCAAATACCGTTATTTTCATTCATCCAATCAGGTTTCAAATTAGGAACCACACCAATTACTGGAGTATTTGAAATCATACTTTCGATTGGGAATGTACCAAATCCAGACTCTCTATCAACCCAAACCGAAACAAAAGATTCTTTTAAAAACTTTGAAAAGTCTGTTTGACTAATGTTTTTCATGTCTCTAAAAGTAAACCAACGATACTGAGGATATTTCAAATAAAAACTTTTGATAATTTTTGCAGTGTCTCTTGGTTCTCTACAGTGAATAGAAACAATTGGTTTTGATGGTTTGTCTTTTTTACTGAATACTTCAGAAATAAGAGGTTCAACAACGTCAACACTTACATTTTTAAAAACTGATTTAATATATTCTTTTTGAAATTCAGAAGTACTAATACTTTTTAAAAATCCATAATTAGCCCATGAAATACCTGGAGGTAAAGTTTCTAACATGTAATCATATGCTTGACACAACACCAATTTACCACATGGATAATTTTTAAGTTGCTCCATAACGTGAGCATACAATTCAGGAATAACAACAAAATCTTCAGGAGAAATAGGAAGATTCTGACCTTCAATTGCGATATGTTCAATTTCCATATATTCTTTACCTAACCAATCACCAACTCCTTGGTAATCATTTGTTTCGTGAATCATTTTTACGTTAAATCCTTTTTTCAACAAGGACATTGCCATTTGATAAATGTAAGAAACACCCGCCTTTGGGTTTCCTTTAGTGTCTTGAACTAAAAAATAAATTCTTGCGGTTTTATTTCCAAGTTTTTCAACTGAAGTTTCAATTTTTTTAATTTTGTCTAATTCCATTTTATTATAACTTTTTTATTATGTTGTTTATTAGTAAAGTATTGAATGCGAATTTAAAAGGGATTGATAAATTTTTGGCACTATGTATACCTAAATTTTCATCAAGCTCTTCTCTTTCGGATAATATAACATCTACTAAATTTTTATATACTTCCCATTTTGAAACACTTATGTGTGGTTCAATTTGACCATCAACTTCAGTTGATTCTAAAGTGGGGTTGGCAATTGCAATTTTATTTTCTATCTCCTGTACGTCGATATAATATCTTTCACCTAAAAATTCTAACATATTCCTAATTTTTGTAAACATTCATCTAATTCTTTAAGTGAACTGATTTCGTGTTCAGATTTATTTGTTTTGTTATACTGAGTATTGAACTTTATAACAACTTTGTTTTCTGGATGGTCTTCAATTAAACTTGGATTTGCACTAACTAAAACATCAACCTCATCCCAAATTGAGTTTTTAGTGGTGTCTGAATAAAATTTAATTTTTTCAATTTGACAACCAAACTTTGATAAAAAAAATAATGTGGCCGGTTTAGATTTACCAATTTCATCAGAGACAATTACAATATCATTTGTACTTCGATATTTTAAATAAATGTCATTTAAGGTATGAAATGTGTGCATTTCTGAGGATTCAGCATGACCAAATATTTGCATTGCAAATTCTTGATATAAAAACTCATAAAGTTCATCGTCAGACTTAAACTTAAAATGGTTTAATAAATTAAGGCTGTCAATATTACCTAACACCTCGTATTCAAACTCTTCTTCCTGTATAATTGATTCAGTATTACCTGATTCATCCAAAATATAAGTTTTTTCTGTTGAGTTGTTTTCAATCAAAAACTTTTCATAAGTTTGTTGAATTTTACCCAAGGTATTTCTTAACACACCATTAACTTCAATTCCTATTTTCTTCATCGTATCTTTCTAAAATTTTACCAATTAATGGGTTTCTTACGTTTTTTGCATTTCTAAAATCATAAATTCCAATATCGTTTACATTTTGAAATCTTTGAAGGGCGTCGTATAATCCTGATTGTTTTTTATCTTTATATCTATCAGTTTGTTCCAAATCGCCAGATATGAAAAATTTACTATTAAAACCGATTCTTGTCAATAGTAATTTAATTTGATTTGGAGTTGCATTTTGAGCTTCCTCAAATATTAAAATAGAATTATCAATATTCATACCCCTCATATATGCTAAAGCAAAAACTTCAATTATTTCGGCCTCTTTTAGTTTTTCTCTGGCATCCTTACCAATAATTTTGTTTAATAAATAATAAGATGGAAAAATATAAGGGTCTAATTTCTCTTCTAAATTACCTGGTAAAGAACCCAATTTTTCTTCAGCCTCAACTGCGGGCCTTACAATTATTATTTTTTCATATGAGTTCGATGGGTCAATTAATAAATCGACAGCCGCTTTCATAGAAATGTAACTTTTACCAACCCCCGCAGGTCCTGAACAGATTGTAATTTGATTACTTAATAAAATATCATAGTAGTCTTTTTGGTTGTCAGATAAAAATTTACTTTTTTGTTTTCTTTTGATTGTTGCATTTATGAAATCTTTTTTTGAAAATGTTTGTGGAATTACAGGTTCTTCTGTTGTTATTTTTTTTCTTGTCATTTGGTTATTTTCTTACAACATTATAGTAATTTTCAAAATATTCAATAGTTTCTTTTAATCCATCAAAAAGGTTTGTAAAATTAAAGTCAGGTAAATAACTTTTAATTTTGGAGTTGTCTGAAGGTTTTCTATATTGTCCGTCAGGTTTTGTTGTGTCAAACTTAACTTCACCTTTAAAATTCATAATTTCAACTATTATACCCACAACTTCTTTTATTGAAATCTCGTCCGAGGTAGAAAGTATTATTGGTTCGTTTTCGTCATAGTTAAAAAGAACCCACTCGGTTAATTTAGCAACATCTCTACTAAAAATAAACTCTCTTAGTGGGTTCCCACTACCCCAAATAGTTAGTGGTGTTTTGTGTTCTCTCGCTAAATAACATTTATGAATTAGTGAAGGGATTACGTGACCATTTTTGATGTCATAATTATCGTTTGGTCCATAAATATTAGTAGGTATGACTGATTTATAATTTAAACCATATTGTTCTTTATATGCTCGTATTTGAACATCAACCATACGTTTTGCGTAGGCGTAAGCGTCATTTGAAAAATGAGGTGGACCCATGTGTATTTTTTTTTCAGTTAATGGGTATTCCGTACTATCAGGAAAAATACATGTTGACAAAAAAGATACTAAATTTTTAACACCACTAATTCTTGCCGATTCAATCACATTTGTATTTATCATAATATTTTCATAAAAAAATTCTCCCTTGTGATTTATATTACTACCCAATCCCCCCACTCTACCTGCGGTGTGAATTACACTTTCAAACCTTTTCAACATTAAACGATTCGCGTCATCCGTATTTTTGAGATTATATTCTTTGGACGTTGGCTTATAATATTTTTCACCAACAAACTCAGAACCCACTAAACCATTACCGCCTGTAACTAATATCTTACTTATCATAATAATTTAACCAGTATTGAATCATTTCATCTAACATTGACTCAAAAGTATATTTAGATTTCCAACCTAATTTATTTTTTAATTTTGAAGAATCACCTTTCAAGTCGTGTAATTCTTCAGGTCTGAAATGTTTTTCATCTACAACTACAAAATCCCTAAAGTTTAAATTTAATTTTGTAAATGTGTACTCACACAAATCTTTAACTGAATGTGATATTCCTGTGGCACATACATAATCATCAGGCTTATCTGATTGTAACATCAACCACATAGCCTCAACATAGTCTTTGGCGTGTCCCCAATCTCTAGTCGCATCAAGATTACCTAAATGTAGTTTTTCTTGCAACCCTAATTTAATTCTGACCGCAGCCTTAACAACTTTGTTTGTTACAAAGTTTGTCCCTCTTCTTGGTGATTCGTGATTAAATAAAATTCCATTCCATATTCTCATTCCGTAGGAATTTCTATAATTTCTACAAATATTGTAAGAGAATACCTTAGCGCACCCATATGGTGATACGGGATTCATTGACGTAGTTTCTCTTTGAAACCCATCATTATCAATTGAGTTTCCAAACATTTCAGAAGAAGACGCTTGATAAATTTTAGAATGGGGGGAAACCATTCTGACTGCCTCAAGTAAGTTCAAGGTTCCTAAACCAGTTGCATTTGCGGTGTATATTGGTTGGTCAAAACTAACTCTAACGTGTGATTGCGCTGCTAAATTGTATATTTCATCAGGTTGGACTTTTTGTAAAACTCTAACTAAAGATGCCATGTCAGTTAAATCTGCATATTCAAGATTGATTTTATCTTTTGAACGTAAGTGTTCTATTCTGGTGGATTGAGTTTCAGATACAGAATTTCTTTTTACAGTCCCCCAAATTTTATAATTTTTATCTAATAAAAACTCGGTTAAATAAGAACCATCCTGTCCGTTAATACCCGTTATTAATGCTTTTTTCACTATTATATAATTTTATAAGGTAAATTGTAACGATAAAAATCGTATAAAAATTTTAAATCTTCAATACCATTCTCTAAAGATAGTTTAGTTTTGAATCCTAATTTATTAATTTTATCAAAAGATACTTGAAAATTTCTACTATCTAAATCTGGTAAAGTTGAATCAATTAATTCAAAATCAACATACTTTTTTATACTGTTTGCTATGTCTATCTTAGAAAAATTTAATTTTTCATCACCCACATTATAAACTTCATTTTTTAATTTGTTAAAATTTTCTAAAGTAAAAATGTAAGAATCGATTACATCATCAATATGAACAAAAGTTCTTTTTGAATGACCACAAAATACCACAATAGTCCTATCGACTATTGCTTTATAAGTAAAATCATTGACCATTAAATCATTTCTCATCTTAGGACTCACACCAAATACTGTTGCAAATCTTAAAGAAACTGAATTTTCTTTGTCTTGTACTATTTTTTCTGCTTCGTATTTTGTTTTACCATATAAACTAACAGGTAATATTTTACTATCTTCATATGCCATATCACCATTAAAATCTCCGTAAGAAGATGTGGTAGACGCATTTATGATTATTTGGTTTTTACTCATTTGATTCACTAAAGACTTAGTTGCGGTTACATTTATTGATTCTGCCGAACTGGGATTTGCGGCACATGCCGGCATTCCACTTATACCCGCTAAATGAAAAATAACATCATAATTTTTAGTGATTTTTTCTGAGATATTTCTAATATCAAGTTTAATAATTTTTAATTTTATGTTTTTTATTAGGTGTAATACACTGTCATACCCATACATAAAATTATCTAATATTGTTACTTCATACCCTAAATTTAGTAGTCTTTCAGTTAATAAAATCCCTTTATAACCCGCACCACCTGTTACTAAAACTTTCATATTTATTTTTTTTTTGATTATAGAGGTTTCCAAACAATCAAAGAGTGACCTTCGATGAAGTAACTTCCGTTATAAATTCTTTGCTTATTTAAAATTTCAATTTTACCTTCTTTTTCTAATTTTTCTAAATAAGGTAAATAGCCGTTCAAATAATTTCTTTTTCTAAAATATTTTATAGATAAACTATCTATTAATTTATTGTCATCTAACAACTCATCAACAGGTTCCATATGTACACATATTTTAGGTTTTTTTAATAATAAAAAATCAACAAACTTTTTATAATTAGACCCTATCTGTTCCAAAGCAGCAACAGTATAAATTCCACTGTTCTCAGGTATTTCTATATCATAGTTTGGTTTGAAAAAATTAAAATTAAAACCATTTATTTTAATATCTAAAATTTCATTTATTTCTTTAATAATTTCCTGTGAAGAATTTGTCCAATCTGAACCATTTAAATTTAACTTAGGATTAAAATTGTTCATCCTAATTAAATGATATGCTGGACCACAACCAAATTCATATACATTTTCAACACCATTAAGATAATGCCTTAATATTGCGTCAACAAAACATATGTGTATTTTATAATCAAAATTCTCAGTTAATGGTAAAACTGGCTCACCCATCCATTTAATTATTCTATTTTTACCGTGGTACTTAGGGATTAAATCTTCTATTTTTTTATTTTTTTGAAACAATTTTAAATTTTCACCCCAACCATTTTCCCATTCTAAAATCCTATGTTCACCAGATTTAGTTATATCATTAGTTAAAACATTGATTACGTTTAGGACATAGTTGTCTCTTTCTTCTTTATTTAATTCTCTATACTGCAGATTAAAATTTTCCAATCTTTCTTTAACTTCTAATTCTATTTCAAAGCCAAGTATTTTTTCTAAATCTTTATACGTTATTTGTTTCATACATCTTTTTTTGCCATTCAATGGTATTAATTATTCCTTTTTCTAATGGTATAAATGTAACAACACCAAATTCATTTGTGTAGGTTAAAGTACTAATATTTACAACTTTTGGGTTCCCTTCCATTTCTTTTATTGAGTCAGGTAGTTTAACTTCTTTGTTTAAATAATCACCAATAGTTTTGGCTAATTCATATATAGTAGTCTTACTATTACCCCCCACATTATATAAATTTTGTTTACCAAAAAATAAAATATTCCAAAACATCTCTATAACGTCAGTTATATAACAATAAGTTCTAATCGCTTCACCTCTATCCATTAATTCTATTACCTCATTTTCAATACCCTTTTGTACTAAAGAATTTAAAACTCTATGGTCGTTTTTTTTAGTACCTGGTCCGTAGGCTAAACTTAATCTAACTATTTTTACATCAAATCCTTGGTTTAAATATGAATAACAAATAGTTTCACCACATCTTTTACCTTCGATATAACAAGCTCTTGGGTGATTTGTATTTGTATTTCCTATTTCTTGTTCTGTTATGTTTTCAGTCTCTAAACCACTATATAACTCACTTGTGCTGACAAATAAAAATTTTCCATTTTTATTTAATTTGTTAAATAAATTTATTGTTGCTGTTGTATTAAGTGTTATAGTTTTGATTTTATTTTCTAAAAATTTACCTGGTTGACCGTAACCGGCGGCGTGTATTATATAATCAAAGTTTGGTAGGTCATGGAAACTACTTGTGTCTGTAATATCTTTTTTTATAATATTACACCCATCAAAAATGTTTTTAAAATTTTCATCTATCTCATTTTTAACCCAAGCAAATATTGTTACATTATATTTTTCTTTTATTTCTTTTAGACAAGAAATCATATACACACCTATTAAACCAGATGCGCCAGTTACTAAAATATTTTTATTTTTTAATTCACTAAAATCTATTTTATTAACAATAGACTCACATTCTTTTTTTATCATAAAATACATTTTTTTATTTTTTCTTTTATCCCATTTAAATCTAATCCAAGTTCTTTATCATGTTCGTTTTTAGTTCCATAATTTGTTAGGTAATCAATAGGTACTCCAATATTATATAAAAAATATTTTTTACCCTCTAAAGATTTATTAATTTTATAATTTAAACCTCCCTCATAATAAGGTTCTACTACTATTAGATTTGTATTAAAATTTTCTATTAATAGTTCAGAATCAAATGGGTTGATTGATGTGTAATATAAAATTGTTACGTCCATGTTTTCTGTTGCGTCAATTACTTTTTGTAACATATTACCAACACATATTATTGTCGCGTCTTTTCCTTTTTTAATTAAATTAGCCCTACCTAATTCAACATTATAAGATTTTTTATTTTCATATTCACTTAATCTATAATAACTTGGTTTACCATTGTCGTAAGACTGATTAAATAATTGATTAAATTCTTCTGATGTACCTGGTAAAATTATATCCATATTAGGTATAGTTAATAATTGTTGTACATCCCCCGGACAATGATGAGTAGGACCCAATCCCGCATAATCATAGGAATAACCAATACTAACAAAATTACCGTTCAAACTTTGATACCCAAAGTCTAGTTTAAGTTGTTCCAGTGCTCTCTCTACTAAAAATGGGGCTATAGTATGGACGATAGGTTTTAACCCTAACATAGATAATCCTGAAGCTAAACCAACGGTGGTTTGTTCTAATATCCCAATATTATAAACCCTATCAGGGTATTCTTTGAATGAATCCCTGAAACCAAAAACACCAATATCACCTAATAATAAAACGGTTTCATTATCGTTTAGTAATAAATTTTGTACAGTTTTGATTAGTTGTTTTCTCATATTATAATTTTCTTATTATTAAATTAAATTCTTCATCATTTGGGGATTTATGGTGCCATTCTGGATTATTTTCCATAATATCTATACCCTTACCTTTAATTGTATTGGCTAATATGAAAATAGGTTTATCCGATACTGTGTTTAAAGCTGTTAAAATTTCATACTCATTATGACCATCAATTTCAATACAATGCCAATTGAAAGATTTAAATTTATCTATGATGTTATCAAGTTTTAATGCTCTATCATTAGAATGATTATAGTCCATAATACAATATAGATTGTTTAAATTATGGTTTGGTGCTAATAATGCGGATTCCCATATTGTTCCTTCATTCGATTCACCGTCACCTATTATTACAAAAACTTTATTTTCAGTGTTTTTTATTTTTTCACCTAAAGCCAACCCAACACCTATAGGTAATCCATGACCTAATGACCCTGTCGACGCCTCTACATTTTTAAGTTTGTTTGATGGGTGACCACCTAGTTTACTATCAAATTTACAATAAGATTCTAAATCATTCTCTAACAAATCATAGTGTTCTAAAATCACGTAAAGTCCTAAAGATGCGTGACCTTTACTTAAAATAAAATGATGTCC